GTGCCCCTGTGAGTTTGAGGGTTACGGATGCGGCCAGCTTGCCGTCTACCGGGGCGGACGGTTTGAAGCTGGTCACGTAGGCCGAGAATGCGAGTTCCGTCGCATCGGGCCACGCAATTTCAAAATTCCGCCGCGTCATGTTTTTGAGGTCCAGCAAAATGCCCGCTGTCCCGTCCTGTGTGTTGTCTTGCGGCGAGAACGACAGTTCCGCGCTGATTTCCCCGCCGTCTTTTAGCGTCGGCACCACGTCGCGCCATGCGGTGCCGTAAACCATCGTGTGGACTCCGGTCCCGGCATCGGAAAACGTGATGGCCGTTCCGCCCGGTGTCGCCGAGATCGTGGCGTTCGGCGCTGACACTGTTTTGACGTAGTAGTCAGTGCCAGCCGAAAGCCCGCCCGGTAGCGTTGTGGCGCTTGACACCCGCATCACTCCACCCACCTGAAGCGTTACCCCGGACGGCACCGTGAACGTGGTCGCCAACGCCGTAACCGTAAACGTGGATGTGATCGGGTCGTGAGTAACTTCCGGCGTGTCCAGCTTGTACCCGGACCACTCCAGCCCTGTAACTTCGGCGATAGCGGTGAAGACCTCCGTGCCTCCACCGTCGCCACGAGATAGAATCGTGCCGAACGCTGCGCTCGCGCTGGTCGGCATCGATTACACCAATGTCGGCTGACCGGACACCTTGATGGTGACGGAAAGGCCGAGCTTGCCATCGACGGGAGCGGAAGGCTTGTAGCTGGTGACGTAGCCCGGAATCGTCCAATCGGTCGTGTCGGGGAAAACGACATGGAAATTGCTGGTCAGCGTCTTCTGGTCGAGCAAGTAGAGCAGGCCGCCAGATGCGTTCTTGTGCGTTGCGGCGGCTGGAACGTAGGAGAGTTCGAGGTTGATCTCCCCGCCATCCTTCAGGGTCGGCGTAAACTCGCGCCAGCCACCCGTCGAGGAATGGTTGGTCGTTTCCACGACGTCGAGCTTGATGCCGGAAAACTCGATTCCGGTTACTTCGGCGACGGTCGTGGTGTTGATTTTAAACAGTGTTGCGTATGCTGCGCTTGCGGCTGTAGGCATTGTGGTGGTGCTCCTTTGTGTTAGTTTTTAGGTGTGGAAATTGACGACGACGAATACCGGGTCGAAGGCGAACTTGCCGAGATGATGGAATTTGACCTGAGGGCCGAAATAGCCCGCCTGAAGCTGGAAAATGACGCCCTCAGGCTGGAACTTACACAGCGTCGTGAGAAATCATGAAATCGGTGGACGCTTCGTAGACCTTCGGGTCACCGTCGTAGATATCGGCGCTCCCGTAGTCCAGGCAGGCCGTCACATTGACGCCTGAAGCGCCGCCCATCAGGCCAAAGAAACAGCGCAGGCAATCTTTGATCTGGGCCACGATCAGCCGCGCCCCCCGGTACGTTGTGGCAAATGCGGTCACTTGGTAGCGGTCCACCGTCAGCGTCGGCGTGGTGCCCATCGCGTGAACCGGCATGTTTGAGATTCGGCGGAACACGACGTAAGGAAGAACCGCAGATTGCGCGGCCTGCCCTGGGTAGATCTTGGCAGCGACAAGCGCAGTCAGGCCCGCGTGGCCGGACAGTTCCGCATACAGGGCTTCTTCGATGGTCATATCGTGAACCCGTTGATGCTGTCGCGGATGTTGTCGCGAATCTCGTTTTTCATGGCGTTTCTGGTTTCGTCAAACGCTGGCCTGATAAACGGCGTTGGCCCCACCGTACCAACCTCTTTCTTGCCCGGTTTCGGCCCAACCATGCGGTGCCCAAACTCCACCAGATGCCAGTGAAGTGCCGGTGTTTTCATCGCCACTACCAACCGCCCCGGCTGGCGTTCAACGATCTCCATTTCGAGCGACCGTTTGAGCAGCCCGGATTCTACCGGCACCTTTTCGCGCATCGCCCCGAGAACGATATCAGCCGCAGGTGGTACCGCGTCCTGCAACGTCTTGAGCCTTGCAGTTTCGGCCATCCGCAGGAACTTATCCCGCAGATTCTCAGCGCCCTGAAACCGGATTGTCAGCCCACGCGCCGCCATTTACGCGCGCTCCCGAATCCCGAGCACGAGCTCGCGCTTTAGCGTCCCGGCGTCGATCACGCTACGGATGTCGTAGACGGTCGTGCCTTGCACCAGCCGCATTTCGGTTGTGATGCCCGCTTTGTACCGGAGTCGGCATTCCGCCGTTATCTCCGATTGCAGTTGCCCAGCCTGCTGTAATTCGCGGCCCGTCAGCGGTTGCAGGTCACCCCAGCACCGCCAGAACTCCGACCAGTTGAGGTCGTCCGCGGGGTCCGCTTCACCTCCGTATGTGTCGCGCTCAGCAGAAAACTGCTGAATCACAACGCGCTCCCGCATCATGCCAGAGCGTACTGGCCGCGAGATCACGCGAAGCTCCAAACCTTGTTCGGTGCCAGCAACAGATCAACCGTGTGCGGCACAATAAGCGATTCCCGCTGGTCGATTGTGATGCTCTCGCGCTGCATGTACCAGGTACCAATCAGCAGCAGCATCGCTTGTTTCGCCCAGAGCGGAACCGTCGTTGCGGCTCCATACCCGGCAACAAACCGGACCTTGAGCGCATTCGCGGTTTTCAGCACATTCGATGGCCACACCTGAGAGTAGGCCAGCACCAAACGAGGCGGTGCGTTCACGAGGTCGACATGTGCGTTAATCGTGCCCAGTTCGTTGAGCAGATTCGTCCCGCTGACGGTCCACGTATGAGCCGTTGCAGCCGAGTCTGTAAATATCAGGTTCGTGACCGATGAAACCGGCGAAAGCGGGAGTTCTATCTCGCCCGAATTGCACGGAAACGACGGCGCGTAGAAATCAACCGTGCGGGTTACAAGCGCCCTGCCGGTCGCCGCTTCGACATGCTCCGTCGCGGCCCCGATCAGCGCCGTAATCAGGTCGTCATCCTCGTCAATGTCTACCCGCAGGTGTAGCTTTGCGTCCGCGAGGGAAACAGGATACTCGGTCGCCGCTGTCACCAGCGAGTAGTTTGACGGGTATCGGGTCATCGCAGCCAGAGGTAAGCCACGCCGTTTTTCGCGTTGCCTGCGCTTGCAATGCCAAGCTCCAGCGTGGAGCCAGCGACGGCCCCCTGAGGAGCCTTGATGTATTCGGTTGCGGACGTGCTCCGGGTCGTGCCAGATCCGCAGAGCAGATCGTTTCCGTCTGCGTCTTTGATGGTGATGGTGTAGGTTGTCGGAGTCGTCACCCCCGGCGCGGTCTGACAGAGCAGCAAAGCCCCGTCATAAACGCCTGTTGTAACGTTGCCGCTGACATTGCCCGAGGCGTCAGAGGTCCATGCAAACTTGATCCGCTTGACGCCTGAGAACGTTGTCTCTGTGAGTGTGAGAGTGCCAGCCATGATGATTTCCCCGCGTTAGTACAGCATCGAAATCGGACCCTTGGAGGCGGTAAAGGTCGTCGGAGGCGTGATCGCCACCAGCGTATTAAACGTCTGGTCAACGGTCGTCGTGTCGTGGTCCCCGAATACCTGGGTACGCACCCGCGCCGTTGTGCCGTTCATCTGCACGCCGACGAAGTATTTACCGGCCCGCGCCGCGTAGGTTGCGGTAAAGGGGACGCGCTGAAATGTTGCCGTAGTGCCGACAGTGACGGACGAGTCAACAGCGGAGCTTGCCAGCACCGCGCCCCCCGCGTCAAACAGCGCCACAACGACCTTATCCGTGCCGCCGACAGACCCGATGAGGTACGAAACGCCGGTCAGCGTTACGTCGTAGGGAATCTGTACTTCACAAATGAAGATCCGGCCATTTGCGGGCGTGGTATCGGTCCCGGTAGTGGTAGTGTGCGGGGCAATGCCGCCCACGTAAATCCGCGAAGATGCTCCCGCCAAAGGCTTAAATGATGCGCCTGTAGGGTTGACGGTGCCGAGTAGGGTGCCGTCTGTTTTTGTGAAATTCAGCCCGCCCGACGTGTTCCAGTCGGACGTAACGAGTGCTACGCCTGTGCTCATGTTTTTCTCCTGTGTCGTTTGGAAAAGTGGGGAGCCAGCCGCAAGGCCAGCCCCCCTAGTGGTTACACGATCGCAGTTGCGTGCGGTTCGTAGGAGTCTCGCGGTTCGCTCATCAGAATGAGCACGCCAGCGAGGCAGGGGGAATCGACAACTTCGACGGATTTGAGGCGCATGTACTGATAGCCGGAAGCCGCCAGAGCGTTTGACTTGACCGAGATAATTACGACCTTCGAGCTACCAGCGGTCGTGGTGAATCCGGTCGTAGTCGCAGCGGCCAGAGTGCCTTCCGTGTCGCCCGTGGTCACCTGACGGTACCAGAACGGGATAGCGGCGGTAGTGGTCCCGCTGGTGTCGTCGCAAGCCTCAACGGTCAGGGTTTGGGTGCCCGTCGCGCCAACGCCGTTGTAGAGGACGAAGGTAACCTCGCCGTACCCGGCGCAATTAACGATGTCCGTATAGACCGTACCCGAGAGCGCGTCGGCAACCGGATCGATCCCTTTAACGAAATGTACTGTTTGGATGGGAAGCATTGATATTTTCTCCTGTTTTTGGGATTGATGCGGAGGCGGTTGTTACGCCGCCCCCGCCGGTTGATTACGAGCGGGTCGCGAGAGTGACGAAAGGCGACTGGGTAGCCGTGCCGTTCTTCGGGGTAAGCGGCTGGTGCCAGGCGCTCTGCCCGTCAACGCGCCACGTAAACCGATAGGTCATTTCGTCGTAGAGGAAGCGAACGTGAATGGACCCAGCGGTCTGCATGGGCTTCTGCACGAAAATGTACTGGCTCAGATCAACCAGCATGATATCGCCCACGGTGCCCAAAGTTGCGGCCTGTTCGATCTCAATCACGGGCATCCCGTAGAGAGTGTCGTAAGGCTGGCCAGCAAGGCCGTTGGCGGGGAGGTAGACAGACTGCCCACCTGTGCCGACAGGCAGCTTGAGCAGCCCGAGTTCCGCGCCGATGTCCTGATTCACAAGCCAGACGGCGTTCTTGCGAGACTTGGCCCAGAGGCGGGAGCGCATCTTGGCGAGGTTCTGCGGGACGAGGGTTGCAGCTGCCTGCCCGGTTTCCTTCGCCACGCTGACAGTCGCAGCGGATTGCAGGATGCCGAGCGGACGGTCGGACCCGATGCCGTTGATGATTGCGTCGTCGGCCTGGAAGCCAAACTCTTCGGAGAATCCGTCCATGATGAGTGAGCCGAGAGCGGGCGCGTCTTCAAGCAGTTCGTCCGTTGCGTAGCAAAGGCCAGTCAACTTTTTGAGGGCCAGCTTCAACTGGCGCAATTTTGGCTTGCTGTTGGTGTAGGCGTCGGCTTCGTTGGCCCAATAGGCTCGAATGCCGCCCCACCGGGAACCGGTCGCACGGCTGGTCTCGTCAATGCCGTTGATGATGAGGTTATTCCCCGCCATCGGCATGGACTTGCAGCGGCCCACGAGGATGCCGGTGTCGTAAGTGCGCTTGATCAGCTCGTCGCTGAAATCGGGACGCACGGCATAACCGCCATCAGACGGAAGCTGTTCACCCATGCCCGAAGGCGTGCCGCGAAGAAGTCGAGGGTCCATATCAGCGGTCTGCATACCGGGAGCAGCAGCAGCCCGAACAGCCATCAGCATGTGGCCGAAAGATTCCCACGGCTTATCCTCGCGCCGGTCGTGAACGGTGGTAGCCGAACGTGGCCCGTCAAGGTTCGGAGCGCCTGCACGGGGAGCCGCGCCAGTGACCGTAGCAGCCGCTACGCGCTCCTCACGAGCCGCGTCCGCAATGTAGCGGTCGTGTTCGTTCATCGCCGCGTCGAAACGGGCATTTTCGTCATCGGTGGCGCTTCGGTTTTCCGCCGTGATGAGGTTGCGGATTGCCTGCGCCCGAATTACTGCGTTCTGCGCCGCCTGGCGCATTTCCTGAACAGTCATAAGAGTTTTCCTTGTGTGTTTTGTCTGTATTACCGCGCCAGCCGTTCGGCCAGTGCCAGAGTCATCCGACGGTGATCGGCGATGTGGCGAATTGCGGCCGGCATCGTGATAGCTTCCGTGGTCTGCTGAAAACTTTTGCGGAGTTCGGCGGCCTTGTCGATGGCCCGCACACTCGCGCTTGTATCGGGATAGGCAGGAAACGCCACCACAGAAACCTCAAACAATCGGCACTCCAGAAGGGTTCGCGTCACCGTCCCGGCCTTGCGATCTTCTTCCCATGCGTCCCTGATTGCCTCAAATCCAAAACTCATCTGGTCAACGTCGCCGCGCCGCATCGACTCAATCATGTGTTCAGCCGATTCGGGCGGCATGATCTCGATTGCCAGCCCCTTCTCGTCTTCGCGACATGTCAGCGTCCCGGCCTTCGTGCGCCCCAAAACCTTCCCTGTGTCGTGATTCCAGAGCGCCCGAACGTCCGATTCCATCAGCGTTTTCTTAAACGCACCCGGCGCGATTTTCTCTCGAAATCCATACATTTCGACAGACAGCGAATTGAACACGGCAGCGTACCCGGTAATGGTCGGCATCTTGCCTTCGTCACCGTCGCGCAGTTCAAAGCCGAACGTGCGGCGCTCCATCTTGTCGATACTCATGCTTTTACCGCCTCCGTCGCCTTGCTCTTTTCGGTGATTAACACCGGCTGGCCGTCCTTGCCCACGTATGAGGTATTCAGCGGCCTCATGAACACGTCCCCGGCTGGTTCAGTGTTCATGTTTTCCTTCACCCGCGCTTCGTTCGGCGTCATCCATCCATCATTGATGGCCGACTTGTAGAACGCTGCACGGCTGGCCGCGTCTCCGCGCATCAGACCGTTGGCGTCGATCTCAACGAAGTACCCGGCCCGCCCGGTATCGCTGAGTAACTGGGTTTCGATGGCCGATTCCCAACGTGTCATCCACGGCACCAGCGTAAAGGTCACAAACTCCAGCGATTGATGCTCGATGTTGTTGTTCGTGGACCGTTCGAGGTCTGCAATCAAGTGAGGCGGCACCCGGAAGATTCCGCAAATCTCAGCCCGTGAGAATTTCTTCGTTTCGAGGAACTGCGCATCGTCTGGCGGCATCGAAGACGGCGTAAACTTCAGTCCGCCTTCCAGCAGGATCACGCGGTGAGCGTTAGACAGCCCTGTGTACTGTTCGCGGAAGGACTTTGATAGTCTCTCAGCCTGCGCCGGTTGCAGAGCGCCTGGATGCTCCAGAAACCCCGAATTGCGCACGCCATTTCCGAACAGCCGAGCGCCAAACTCGTTCACCGCATCCGCCGCGCCGATGGCTTGCCGCATCAGCCCGATAGGCGAATACCCGGCGATGCCGTCGTAGCCCAAACCCGAGACATGGAACATGTATTCCGCCCCAACCGGCAACCATGCCCCGTTATTCTGCCGATACTGGTACTGCCGCGGGCCTGTAACCGATTCGCGGGTAACCTTCACCCGGTCTGGTGGCAGTGGATACAGGGCCTTCACCCGGTCTGCGTTGTCCCACTCGATAAGGCTGTAATGGTTTCCCCAGGTGCAAAGGTGAGACTGGCCGATCTCGCGAAAATTGAACGCGGGAAGGTACGGGTTAGCCTTGTCGTGCAGCACCGGATAGAGGTAGTGTCCCCGCGCCAGTTGCTTGTCGCCATCGTTCATGCGCCGGTACATCTGGCACGGCATCGACGCGAACGCCTCCGAGATAACCCGGACGCACGAAAACACGGTCGGATTCTTCAGCGCCGAGTTCTCCGAGACGTGATTCCCGGACCACGTTTGAGGCCCGCCGCCGCCCAGCATCATGTCCATGACGTGATCGAGATCGGCAACGCTCATGCGCGTTGAAAACGCCTGATTGAAGGCTTTCGAGATATTCATTCAGGTTTGGTCGCCGTCAATCTAATCGCCAAAAACATCAGAACTGAGCCGAACGTCACAGGCCCCAACGGTGGCCATGCCATCCACGCGCCAGCCGAAACCGAGAGCGTTCCTGCCACAAATAGCCAGAAGGTCATTTTGTGATCATGCCCCACATTACATCCCACATTTCGGGATGATCTGAATCCTCTCGCGTTTTGTCGAATGCGCGTTTGACTTCAGCTTCGCCCAGGCATCTGACGCTAACGCGATACAGAACTCGGCACACAGCAATTTTCCACGCAACCGGAATCAAAACGAAAGCACCCCGCGTGTGGCGTAAGGGTTAGTGTTCTCTTCGTCAGCAGCTCGGGAGTAGGCCATAATCAACGCAATTGCAGGGTCTATCTTGTTCTCGTTCCGCTCTTTGCGCGGGTAAACATTGTCCTTCGTGTCGAAGTGCCCAACCACGTTGGACATCGCCCATGACAGCACCGGGCACCCATCGTGCCTCAGATTCTTCGAGAGAACCGCTTTCATCATCAGTTCCGTCGCCGGTGACATCGTAATAACCGATTGCGGAAATTCTCGCATCTGCTGCGGCGATACTCCCCGGCGCTCCATTGGGTTCGTGAGCGCCAGTTTGTTGTAGGGGTCGAAGCTCAGTTCTTTCACGTCGTACCGTGCCAGATCGTCCGCCAGATCGTCAATGATGCGTTCCGTGTCGGTGACGTTGCCGTCAGTCGTGGTAATGCGCCCCATGCGAACCCAGCCCGAATACTGCGAGTTTCGCGAACTTTCCACCACTTCCTCTGGCAGGTAATACCGACCGAACGCTGCCAGCTCCGTACCGTCGTTGCCGTCCTTGCGGAAGACCTTCACGACCGCCGCGATGTCATCCACAAACCCGAGATCAACCGCAATCCAGCAAGGGCACCCCGCGAAGTCTTCGGCCTTCAGTCCCGGCTTTTCGCATTCCGCCCATGCCCGCATGTCGAACAGCCCGACGTCCGCAGTAACCCAGACGTTTAGGCGCTTGGTCAAAAAGTTATTGACCGCCGCGGGCGTCTGCATGGCCTGTTTTGCCAGCCGCTCGATATCATCCGGCAATACCGATACTCCATAGTTCGGGTTGGCCTTCCGCCAGCTTGCCTGCTCCGTCCAGTCGTCGCCATCGTCCAGGGTGTAGATGAGGCCGAAAAACGTCTCGTCTTCCACCACAGCCTGAAGCACCTTCGTGAGGTAATCCCGAACCTCGTAACAGATCCCGGTTTTGTTCGCGCCCGCCGTGGTAATCGCCCATATCAGCGATTGTTCACGTGCGCCGGTACCAGTGTTCAGCACGTCCCAAACAGCCCGCGTCTTGTGCGCGTGGAGCTCGTCCACAATCGCGCAATGAATGTTGAGGCCGTCGAGCGTTTCGCCCTCAGCCGATAACGCCTCAAACTTGCTGCCGGTCGCGATCACGTTGATATTGTGAGCGTTGACCGCCAGCCCGTAATGCTCCCGCAGGTCAGGAGTTTTTCGCGCCATGTTCTGCGCGTCCTGAAAAACGATCTTGGCTTGGTCCCGTGTCGTCGCCGCGCTGTAGACCTCGGCCCCCGGCTCCCCGTCCGCCGTCTCCATGTACAACCCGATGGCACTGGACAGGGTAGACTTCGCATTCTTCCGAGCGACTTCGACGTAGACGGTCCGAAACCGCCGTTTCCCGTTATCTTTGCGGAGCCAGCCGAACACTACGCAAACGATGAAACACTGCCACGGCTCCAGCCTTATCGGCGTTCCGCCCCATTTCCCCTTGATATGCGGAAGGCACTCGATAAACTTGCAGGCGCGCTCGCCGGCCGCAACATCGAACCGGAAGCCCCAATCCTTCGTGAGATCCGAAACGTGGCGTTCGCACGCCAACCGGACCCATTTGCACGCTGGCACCTCGCCAGATATCACGCCATCGGCATAGGCCAGAGCGCGGGCGTAATGACTCATCCCAGAGCGGCGAATGCGTTTTTCGGTTTGGCCTGCTCAGGCATCTGAATCTTGCACCGGCTCGCCGGGTCAAAACCAAAGCTCTGGCAGTAAGACCGAAACGCGGCCCACTCCCCCGCCGTGATGTCGTCGTCCGAAATCAGCTTCGCTTTGATGCGGGCGAACAATCCGCAGTACGCCATAAACGCTGACGCATCTGTAGATTTCAGCCACGGGGTAGATATTCGTTTCGCTTCCCACTCCGCAGCAGCTTCCGCAGGAAGCCACTCAGGAGCGCCCCCCAACTTTTCCGAAATCTGAGGCTCCAACTCGCGCTTTTGACGTCGAAACCGGCTGATTTCGGCAGTCCCCTGCACCAAATGCAGCTCAATCGGCTTTCTCGGTCTGCCTGCCATTTTTCAGTTCGTCCATTTTGCTGCCGTGTGTACACAAGGGCAACGGTCCACGGGAGAGCTACCGCCCAGAGAATTATTGCCCCCCCCGCCTTCTGTGGTCATGCTGCCCGCCGTTGTTCGAGCCGAGCCAGAACCAGCCGAGCCCAGATAGAAGGGAACGCATCCGGCCCGCCGTGCGCCTCGGGATTGTCGAGGATCTCCCACGCGATCTCAAGGTTCCGCCGGTCGAAGTTGTCACGCTGCTTCCCCAGTGACTTCTCAGGCCTCGGAGCTTTGAATAGTTGCCCCTGTTTCGCGATGTGCCGCCGGACTTTGTCACCACTGTCACCACTGTCACCGGGTATGTTCAAAACCCCCAATCAGGCGCGTGCAGGTGCGCGTGTATAAGTCAAAACATAGTGGTGACACTGGTGACACTGGTGACATGGTCAATAAATCAATGAGTTGAGGTGTCACCACTTCACCCAATGAACCGGTGACAAAGCGCCCCGACTGGTGACTATTCGGCATCCTGCCTCCGGTAGCGCCATTCACGGCCCGCTTCGGTGCGTTGTTGGTAGCGAATCCAACCGGTGACACGCAGGCACCGGGCAACCCGCGATTGATCGGCCTGGGTCCACTGTGCCGTGGGTCGGTCTATGGCCTGAGTGAGAACATCTGAGACAGTAATTGAGTCCCGATTGCCCGCCCATGCTGAGATAACCGCCTGCCATGGGTCCGTGTCGTATCGGTCCGATTGTTCCGCCGCTGCCAGTGCCGCAACCGTGGCGTCTTCAATCCACCAGGACTCCCCAGCTGTCAGTCACCCCGCGCTGTCTTACTCGCATGGCATTGATGGCAAAGGGCTTGCAGGTTCTCGCGCTCATCAGTTCCGCCCCTGCGCTTCGGGGTGATGTGATCAACGTCCGTCGATGGCCTGCGTTCGCACGCCCGACACATCGGAGATTGAGCGATGATTACCGCTCTCAGTTTGCGCCACTGCCGGTCATAGCCGCGCTTGCAGGCCGTGCCGCGGATCTTGTCGAATAGCCGATTACCTGGTACTTCGATGATCGACGGGTGACTTTTCGGCATTGCCTGTGATGGCTCGAATCTTTACAGTTCGCTTCTCCGGTGGTGCTGGCGGTTGATGCGGTGGAGGTGGCCACGGAAAGAGTCGGTCACTGCAAACCATAGGCTCAAGTCCAGGCTGGAATGCGCCGCAAACCCCAGCCAGAAACCGGCCGCCGGATTTCATGCGGTTCGCCCCGCGTATCTCAGCGCTTTTTCCCACGTCGGCAGATGCGCCCAGCAGGTATGCCCCGAAGGGAGATGTTCTTCATGCGCTCCGAATGCGCCGGGTTTCGCGTCCAGCCTGCCGATGAGGGCGATATCCACCGCTGTAACGCCGTGCTTTTTGTCTCGATGCCGGATAGTGTAGAGCTTGCGTTCCAGCCCGTCCAGCGCCCTCTGGGATGGCACCACATCGACGCCACGGTCGGAGGAAAACACGATCACACGTCGCGCCACTTTGAGATTGAGCATGGGGATTAAAAGGCTTGAGATCCTGGCCGCTTGTTCCTCGCGGTGAGTGCTGACCCTACCAGGCGGGTGAAACGTGATACGAATCAACGGTAGCGTGTTACGTTTTGGGTGTCAAGCGGAAAGTTTTGGGGAAGTGCGGCGATAGACGGCGCGTGGCGACGGTGAACCGCAACGCGGGGAGCGAAAAGACTTACTGCTCTGGTAGTTCGGTTGTAGTGGCGGACGCCCTTGAGTGTAGCTGGGCGGATTCCATGGCGTGCGAAGTGTGGCGAAAATGACACGAAAAAAAAGATGCCGGATGTTCACTTTCCCCTTGCATTAACCATACAGTATGGTTTATACTTAGGTCATGAAGAACGCGACACAGTATGCGAAGACGGTCAAGGCGGGCAAAGAACTTTGGTTCCGCGTTTCGATGCAGCAGTTCCGGTACTTCCGGGTAAGCGCTGACGCTGCCAAGCTGGCGATTGCAACAGGAAGCGGTGTTGAAGTTGAATACATGCCGTTTGGGCGGACTGACCTGCTACTGACTGCGATGGAGTCTCGCCGCCAGTTCGCTGACATGTCAGTCTCTGGGATGGTGGCGTAATGGCCACATGGGCACAGCAGTACGACGCGATTTTGGCAGAGGCGAAGGCGCTATTAGTCTGGGCTGAGAACGTGCCAACCGAATCAGAATATGAAGCCCGCTTGCTTGAGATCCAGCCGAAACGTGCCGAGATCCACGCCAGACTGGACGCGCTCCGCAGTTGCATGAAGCCCCGCGTGAGCGCCGCCGCTGCATGGAGGGCGGCATGAGCGCCCCCACGTTCCTGATCGGGTCCAGCATTCAGGACTGGCACGCGATTGGAGTCACGGCCCGCTCCTCGTTCGAGGATGCCCACGGGCGCGTTGCAACGCCGCGAGATGCGATTATCGCGTGGCTATTCGTCGAAGGCAACCCGGAGATGTTCGGCGACTGCGAGGAATGGCCCGCCGCGTTCCCTGATCGGATGCCGGTGTATTTCCGTATGGGATTCAACGAGGTGGCGGCATGATACCCGCCGCCGAACCTTCCGTCCTGCTCCCCTGCGGTCACTACCTGCCACAGTCCGACCTCCTGCGCATCGCTGCCCGGATCATGGGCCAGCGGGGCAAGGGCAAGTCAGGCGGGGTCAGGGCCAATAGCGGACGGCCCGCGAAGTTGTCCCGCTGCCCGAAGTGCGGGTTATCGTTCGGGGTCGTGGCCATGCGGAAACACCGCTGCAAAAATAGTTGAAAATAATTGCACTTTGCTATTGCTCTTAGCATTGCGCTTTGCTATTATTGAGGAGTGGCAGACAGCCACTGAGGAGACGAAAATGACCGATAAACGTAATATGATTAGCGAGATCGAAAGCCTGTTAGGTACTGAGGGCACAACAGAATTAGCCGCCGCAATGTTCGACGGGCTAAAGGCTGCCGGTCTGATCGAATTTGACGGCCAAACTGGATACTCGCTCCAGTCTGATATTTCAGAAAGTGACTGGCTGGCCTTCATCGTAGATGCGGATGAGATCCGGCGGCGGAAACTCCGCACACAAATGGAGGCTATGTCCGCCATTAGCGCCACCATCGGCGACGATGCCCCGCGCTGGAAATCAGCCGATCTGGCGTATGGCTCGCGCTGGAATGAGTACCAGCAATGAGCACCGCTCATTTGCCACCCGAGCGCCGATCTGAGATCGCCCGGAACGCAGCCCTCGCCCGCAAGGGCGGGGGCAAACGCGGCCCTGCCCCCTGCCACTCACCGGACGACCCGACCTGCAAGCGGTGTCGCGCACGGGCGTCTGAGAAGCGGTGCCGCGCCGCACAAAAAAGTGGGTTGGTGCCGCTCAATTTTCTGCATCTCTACGCGCTTCATGCGCGACTCGGCCATGAACGAGCACGCTGGTGCATGGCAACGATAGACGAACGTGAGTCGCGCCGCGTTACGGTTGCCGGCATTGAGCGGGAGATTCAGAACGAACTTGCATTTCTCGGGTTCGGCGCATTAACGCCCGCGGAGTTGGCATCATGAGAGCCGCTCTGATGGCCATTGCCGCCGTGCTGGTGGGTCTGGCAGTGGCGTCGATACCGCTGCTGCCCATACTGTTCTGCGGTGCAGAGTGACGCCGCCTGAGGCCCGCCGCGCTTGGTACCGTGGCATTGTGCGCGAATTCGGCAAACGCGGTGCCAAGGCGCACTGGCACGAAAATCGGCACGACTTGCTGACAGGGACTGCCGAACTGGAGTCCCTGTATCGGCAGTATCTGGCGGCAATTCAAGCGGCCAGGTTAGCGTTTGCCGAGACTTAACGGATCAGTTCGCTCATTCGCCACCTCCGAACAGTGTCCCCTGGTCCCGCAACGCCACCGCAGCCGCGAGATTTCGGGTCGCCTGGTTGTAATACGATTCCTTCAGTTCAGCCCCGACGAATCGCCGCCGTTCTTCGAGTGCGACGTATCCCTCAGATCCGATCCCGGTAAACGGACTCAGGACGATATCACCCGGATTGCTCCACAGTTCGATTGCACGCCGGATCACGGTCAACTGTAGCGGGCAAATGTGGCGCGAGTCTTCTTCTTCGCGGGCCGAATCTTTCTGGAGAGTGTCGGACGGGTTGATGTCGAACCACACCCCGGAAGCGTACCGCTGCCAAACCTCATGGCTGTATTTGTTCGTCCCCGAAACGCTGCCCTTTGCGGACTTCGGCTCCTTCGCCGGGTCGCCAATGTATCGGGTAAACCCGGCAGGATCATGCGTTACAGGCTCCGGGTTAGTCCCGGGCTTGCCCATGACCACAACGTAATCGAGAGATCCGTTTCGGCTGCGGGTCGAATCCTTCACCAGTTGCTTGTGCATCAGCCCCAGCGCCTTCGTTCGCGTGGCTTCGATCAGGGGATCTTTCCAGATGGCAACCTCGGAATGGTAGACGAACCCATGCCGCTGATACAACCGGATCAGATCGCCCCTGAAGTCTTTCAGGCCGATGTAACCGTCGCGTTCCTTCATCGCTGGAATCTGCATACAGTGGAACGCGCACAACCTCCCAGGCATCAGGACGCGGTACATTTCCGCCACCATGAACGCCATGCCGTCCAGAAACTCTTCCATCGTGCGGACGTTGCTCATGTCTTCGGTTGCGTCAGTGTATGAATACAACGAACCGAAAGGCGGGCTGGACATGGAAAAATGAATCGAACCAGATGGCAACCCGCGCATCACCTCCACACAGTCGCCGTGATAAATTGCGTATTCGTCAGTTACTTGCTGGTTGATAACCATGCGGGGATCTCCTGTTCAACTACGTGACCATACTTCGCTGCTTTGTGGCGGGCCGTCAGTTGTTCGTCCCGCATGGCTTCGTTCATTTCGTGTTGAAGTTCTTCGTACTGCGCCTCTTTACGCTTGATAGAAGACAGAACCGCGCCCTCAGTCTCGGCAATGACAATATGGGCGTTAACGGGTTGCGTTTGCCCGAATCGCCAGCACCGCCGCACGCCTTGAAAGAACTGCTCGAAGCTGTACCCGATGCCCATGAATGCCATGTCCCGGCACCCCTGAAGGTTCAACCCGAATCCGAAGATTGAAGTCTTGCTGGATAGCCAGTCATTCGGGGAATCGCAAAAGTGCATGATAGCTGCCTCTTTGCGGTCCTGCGAGTCATTGCCCCTGACTTCCACAACTTCAGGCAATGCGGCCTTGATCGCGTCAGCCTCGTAGTTAGTCCCGCACCAGATGATCCACGGAACATCAGGATTGGCCCGAACCAGTTCAGCGACCTTGACTGCCCGCGATTCGCAAGTTAGCCTGAGTTCTTTGTGCAGCCCCGTGGCGCTCATGTCCGGGCACCTGAAAAGTAGACCGTCAGTATTTACAGAATGGTCAACGGAAACGATGTGCTCGTGCATGTGCAATGGCGGCAACTTATACAGCGCGTCATCATACCCGAGATCGGATGGTTTGTTCAGGCATACGGCCCACGATGCGACAAACTTCCAGAATGGCTTCTTGCCGTGGCCCTTTAGTTTCCATGATGCCGTTTCGCCGCCGTCGTGCTCAAAGAACATAGCCAGCATTTGCGAACGTGTCATCACGTCCAGAAGTTCGGCATGGGTGCCTAGTTCGGCGTGGTCGTTCGGTGAAGGTGTAGCCGTTGAGCATAACTTGAACGGCACTTTGGCGAGACGTTCAATAAGCCCCTGCGATGTCTTGCTTGTCCAGTCTTTCAGGCAACTGGATTCATCAAGTGCGACCGCGCTGAAGTCTTCCAGCGTGAACGAATCCGACCGCTCATAATTCGTGATATTGATGCCGCCCCGAACGTCGGCCTGAGTTTTGCAGAGCGTAACCGCGATGCCAAACTTAGCAGCCTCACGGACGAACTGCTGAGATACTGCCAGCGGTGCCAGTAGTAGCCCATTGCCGCCCTCGTGCGCCAGAACGAGCCGTAGCCACTCAAGCTGTATTGGCCCCTTACCCAGCCCAGTGTGAGCAAATACAGCGGCCTTGCCGCGATTACATGCCCACTTGACAATATCCCGCTGGTGCGGAAATAACATCGGGTTGATTGTCGATTCGTCCACGTCAAAGCCGCAAGGCAAAGACAGGACACGTTTTGATGCGAGGAAATGCTGATAGTCTTGCATGTTTCACCGCCCATCGACTGGCGTTAAATCCAATCGCTTTCTACTCGCCCTCATCCACAGTTTCTTGCATTCTCGGCATTCCCGGCGCACAGTTCCATCACTTCGGTGGTTATGGTATGTGTTCTCTTCAGTAAATAAATGGCCATGCGGGCACTCATTACTTTTTGATTGTCTTCGCGCTAGTGTTGCTGGTCCAGTGCCATGCCCTCGCCTCATATTCTCTATCGGCATGACTGATTCCAAATGAGACGGGTTGCAGCATCGTCGATGCTGACATTTGTTACCCAATGAACATTGTCTGGGGTCGTGGCAAATGTGGTCTATTTGGTGGCCTTGCGGAATCGGCCCGACTGATAATTCATAGACTGCGCGGTGGGCCGTTGTTGATGTCCCGGTTATGCGCGTTTGCCCGTATCCGTCTCGATCAATACATCCAGTCCAAGCCCAGCAGCCATTGGGCAGTTTAACTACCCGGTTCATCAGTTTTTCAATGCGGCTTTTGGTAATATTTGATTTAGGCATGTGACCCTCCAATGGTCGCTTTGCTTAGGGCCGTCGCGACGTATCCAGCGTCACTGCGGCCCGTTTTTATTGTATCAGGTTTGTGGAGTAAAACATAAAAGTTCTTGTTCAGTATGCGCCGAGTCGGGGCGCTCCGTCAACCACAATCCGCTCAAAATCAGGTCTTCCGCGAACTCATCCGCGAGCGCCTGCCGCAGGCCGAGCTGTTCCGGGTGCCCCGCCAGCAGCAAGGTCGCGTGCGCTGTTTGCGCGTCCCTGCACCGCTGTAATTCCGCCGTCACTTCCATACCTGCCCCGTCCTCCGCTCCAGTGCTTCAAGTTCGGCCCACATCTTAAGCCGCCGGAACGTGTAGCCCGCCGTCCTCTTTTCAGCCGGTCCGTAAATGTCTAGGTTCGCCGCAACGCCCCGCGCATACCGCAGGTTCGCCTGGTCGTGCGTCTCGGTCGCCTGCTGAATTGTGGTGGCTGGTTTCATGCGTCCTCGCGTCGGCTTCGATGATTCGCCGCCCGATCCATTCGGCTACTTGGGGCACGACGGCGTTGCCAAGTCCCCCGACTCGATCAGCGTAAAGTCCTGCGGGAACCCCATCATCCACTCGATCACGCGGGCATGTGGTTTGTACCCAAAACTCATGGCGCTCTCTTGCACTGCCTGCGAATACCGCCGGCGTCCCGTTTGTGATATTCCCCAGCCCCGCTTCCCCATTGACTTCGTTGGTGTAGGCAAGCGCAAAGAACCTGTCTCGTTCGTGGGGAGCGCCGAACTCTTTAGCCTGTAGGCAATCCCATTCCGCATCAAGCCCAGCCGCGGCCAGGGACCCGAGAAAGACGCCCATCCGCCCTCCGTCCAGGATTGCTGCCACGTTCTCCACGATGACGTACCTTGGTCGAACCAGGCGAACGATTCGTAGCATTTCCCACCACAAACCAGAACGCTTTCCGTCAAGCCCAGTGGCGGTTGCGCTGGCCCTTGAAAGATCTTGGCAGGGAAAACCGCCTGCGATAACATCAACGTGACATCGCTGAATCTCTTCACGTTCGGCCAGTGCTTCTGAAGTATTCTCACTGCTGATTGCTCTATCTCGCATTGCCACTTACACTCCATCCCCGCATCTTCCAGCCCCTTGTCCATGCCGCCGATCCCGCTGAACAAACTTCCGAACGTCATGCGTCCTCCAATTCCCGCGCTCGTTCGTGAGTCGCCCCGCAGCCCTGCGGCCCGTCGCACTTGATCGCCGTCAGCCCCGGACACCGGATAAGCCTGCCGCAGCGCGGGCACCACGACACCAGCACGGCGTTCGGGTCGGCCTTCGGCTTCGTCGGTGGCAGTTTCATTGCGCGGCCTCTGCTGTTCTCATCGTCATTCTGCTCTCTGGTCGAACCTTGTTATCGTCTTCATGTGCCAAAGCTCATCGGCAGTTCCCGCAGCCCCATACCGATTCTTTGCCAGCTTCAGCCAGCTACGAATCGGCCCGGTCGCCATTCGTTGCGGGTCTTGTTTTGCCTGTGCAAAATCATCGGAGTCATAGTACAGCAACATGATTCCAGCCGCGTCTTCTTCGATTGCGCCAGAACCACGAAGATCGGACATCTCCAGCTCCATCCGCTTATCAGCCGCGCTGTTTCGACTCACCTGAGACACAAGTATCAAAGGAACATTTAACTCGACGGCGATTTCCTTTGTGGCCCGAGATATAGCCGTGAATTTCTCATAGTCTCCACGTATGCGGCCTGTTGCGCCCATCAGTTGCATGTGATCGACAATCACAAGTCCGATACCTGCGCGGTCCTTCATGCGCTTTGATTCCTCCACCAGAAACTCAGGCGTTACCCCTGTTTTTGTCGTGACGTGAAACGGAATGCGGGAAAATTTATCGGTTGCTTTGCGGAGCGCAGATTCAATCTGCCGCACTTCGTCGTGCTCCGGGCGAAACTTGCGAAGCCATGCGTATCTGGTCAGGTCCACTCCCGCCTCTATCCCCGCCATGCGCTGGAATGCGTCCCGATGCCCCATCTCCATCGAAAACAGTAACGGCGGCACCCGGTTGGCAATTGCGGTACCGGCAAACTGGAGCGCCAGAGACGTTTTCCCCTGCCCAGTGCGTGCGCCTATCACATACACCTCACCTGGCCGCAGCCCCTTCAGCCGTTCGGTCAGCGACGGGAATGGCGTCGGGATACCCTCTACCTCAACCGACTTCCAGAACGCATCAAATCCGCCGGCCTCCCGGATGGCCTGAGTGAACGTTCGCATGTACTTGTCGTTGACGTGGGGGATTTCGCTGTTGAACGCCCATTCAGGCGTCCATTCCTCCGCGTCTCGCCAAAGCTGACGGAGGTCCGATCCGGTCTTCCCTGATGCCAGAAAATCGGATACATCACCCTTCAGCGGCAGATCCGGCATCTCGACAATCTTCACAGATGCCGCCACTGGCGCTAGCAGCCCCGCCACGGCCTCAGCGTGCTTCCTCCCTGCCTCGTCGTTGTCGGGGAAGATTGCGACGTGTTTGGCGGCGAAATGCGGAACCAGTTCCGGGTCAAAGTTTCCTGCCCCGCCGTTGTTGCATGTGGCCACCCATCCGGCGCGTATCAGATTCAGGCAATCCTTCTCGCCTTCGCAAATGCCGACAACGTTAGCCTCCAGCATTTCCGGCAGGCGAAACGGCAGTGAAGTGACCTTGCCAAGTCCCCATTTCCACTTCCCGCCCGGTTCCGGCCTGCGTTGCAGGAACCGCTTGCGCCCGTCAGCCCCCGGAGTTTTCCTGACCACCTGATAAATTAAATTCCCATCGGCGTCGCGGTAATCGTAAGTCGCTACGATCTCCCGGTCCTGCCAGTCGTCTTTCGGTCGCCCTACGATGTCGTAAACACTAGCCTTCGCCGCGACAAAGTCGCACGCGGAAAGCTCCATCTCCAAACTAAACACGTCCCAGCCTCGGTTGCATTGGCTATGGCAATAGGATCGCCCGGTTTCAGGCTCCAGTGAAAAATTCAGATCCTTGCCATCATGCACGGGACACGGCCCGCGTACATCGCCCTGAATTTTCCGCAGCCCCGGCACCCGAACCCGGTAGTATTGGGCGATTTCAGTTTCAGTAAGTTCGATCACCGGATGAAATCCCCTTTCTTGAAATTCCTGATAATGGCGTCAGGGTGCGGACGCCCCCCCAGTTGCCCTGGCCAAAGTTCTTGCGGCTTGGCCGACTCCACCGCAGAAACTTCCCACATCCCCTCACGCAGCCACCGCCGCGCCGAAACCCTGTACCCTGGTTCCTTCTCCTCCCGATCAGCACGGCACGCCTCAACCGCTGCCATAATCTGCTTTCGTATCGCTACGGTCTTGGCAACCGACCGCGCAGCCTTCAGCGCAGGTCCGGGTAAATCGTCATCAGGTCGTCGCAACCATTTCGGCCAAAAATCAGTTTCAAACCAAATATCGACAGCGCCCGCTTTTGGCGCGGAAAGGGGTATAGGGGTTTCTTCTGTATCTGTAGTCTGTACTCTGTACTCTGGGGGCGTTTCAATCTGGTTTCCTGAAACGTTTCGTTGCCGTTCCCGAAACTGTTTCACGCGGTTCGTTGAAACGTCCGATTGGTATTGATGCTCGTTCCAGTCATGCGCTCGAAATGTTCCATCTGCTTGCTGCTCAATAAGTTGCGGTAATGCAGTGATGGCCTTGCGTACCTGCTCATCGGTCATGCGGAGTTTGAATGCGATATCAGGTACGGCAGGGATAACGCCGTCGCCGTCCTTTGCCAAACACCACAAATTTATCAGGTTTTTGAAATCTTTCGGTGCCAACAGCTGAATTTTTGCGTTGTCGCGCAACGAAGTATGAATGCGAAACCAGCTCATTAGAACCTCACCGACCGGGCCGCAAGGATCGCAAGCTTGTACATATCGGAGTAGTCGTGGTCACACTGGCCGCAGGACCAAAAGCGGTTTTCGTCATCAGTGCAGTGGTAGTCGGTGTCTAGGCAGAACGTGCAAAACGTGTCTTGCTGGACAATCGCTTGATACTCTTTGCAGGCAGGACCACCAACCAACAAAAGCAGATCAATGTCAGCAGCAGAGCAAAACGTGATGGACTTGCGTTCCTGCCGCAGGATCTCGCCTGTTGGCTTTACCTCGGCCCACCAATGAAATCGCGGTAGGTAGAAGTCAGGGAGGTACCGGGCACCACTCGCAAGTTCCAGCCCTTCCGGTTCATACTCCCACTTAATACCCATTGCGGTAAAGAAGATCGACCACCGGGCCTCAGTGCGGCTCCTGAAGGTAATCCCTTTGTACGTGGTTGGTATTGCGGTAACGCGCTGTATGTGCGTGGGGTCAAAAGCTTTGGACCTTCGCAGAATTTCTTCCGGGTCCATGCCGTTATCAGGTGCCGGGGCACCGTCGAAAGTTTCCATTGTTCATCCCGCATCCCTAATTTCGGAAGGATGACATCCCAGGCGGCACGGGATGAAGATGCCGCACTGGGAACCGCAGTCAATTCCGCGCTGGAGGATCAATCCAGCTATTTCCATGATACTACTTTCCGCACTCCCGCAGAGCCTGTTCAGCCGTGCGCCTGATTGGGTCCACGATGTAAGCGCGGCCCTCGGTAAAACACTTGCACTGCGCCAGGATCATCTCCAGCGCCAGCCGCATGATAGCCTCGCGCCGCATGGTTGGCGTCATGATGGTTGGCTCGTGGTTTGCAGAGTCGCACTCGTGGCAGGTATCCTCAAACGAGCCGAACCCAATCACTCCCGTGTTATTGCAAAATCGGCAAGGCAGAGTTGTTGCGCCAACTGCAACAACTGCCAGCGGATCAAAAGCCTCGGCCTGCGCCAGAACTTCGTCGGGGTCCATCGGTTCGGCGTGGTTAGTTTTGTTTCCCATACTCTCCTTCTTTCGGGGTGCGGGCGGCGGCGCTTCCGACGCCTGAGGAGCCGTTGCTGGCACTCGCCGATTCCGCTCCCCCGAAACTTGTTACAGTTCGCTTGCGCCGTCCCCGAGCCGCTTCCCGTTTCTCGGGCGACAGCGTTCGCATGTACGCCCGCTGGTAGGCGTTGCGGATCTGCTTGCGGCAGGCGGTCGAGCAGGCGTGATGGCTTGGCCCAGTTTTCGTAAATGGCTGCTTGCAATGCAGGCAGGGCGCTTGCCCGTACTCGCGCTCACCGCAGGTCATTTCCGCAATGGGGTCCGGGTTCACTGGCGCGACCTTCCCACGCTCTTGAGTGATGCGCCCAATGGCCCGCAGTCGCTCTACAGACGGCCTGTGGATGTCCGGTGGGGCTTCCCTGTCAGCGACGTGGATAACGCGGACCGGAGCCATTCCGTAATGATCCCAGTTGCGCCACGTCGGGTTGAGTTCCGCGTGTTTTGCATCGACCCGCGCCCGCATGTCTGGCGGCATCATCGCCCGTAATTCGTTGATTCTCTTTCGTGCGTTCACTTCGCCGCCCTCTTTGATTTCGCTTTAGCCTTCGCTTTCGCTTCCGATGCAGCCTTGCCACGAGCCGCACACTGGGGCAACTTCGCCGACCAGCTGCCCTTCCGAAACTCCACCCCGCAACCGCAGGCGCACGGCGCCACCTTCGGCCATGCGCCGCCAAAGTTCAGCGCTGGCTTTCGTTCGCCCATCGGGTAAAATTGAGAGTCATTTCGCATCATCGCACCCACCCGAATACCACCAGCACAAATACGCCCGCCAATGCCACCAAAGCCAACGCAGAGACGTGCTTCCAATGCTGCGCCTCGTCCCGGTACCGCGCCCGTTCCTGCGCCAGTTCGACCGCCAGTGCCTCGCCCTCCACCACTTCACGCTCCAGCCGGTCGTTTGCGATCTCGGTTACCAGGCACCACTCGCAGCCGCCGATGTCTACCCCGCACTCTTTTACCCAATTGCTCGTCATGCCGTCCACCTCTCCACTCTGATTACCGCCCCGGATGGAACCGGAGACCATTCGTTTGCGTAGTGCTTCCGCGCCTGAACCGAACAAATGCGCGAATCATCCTCGAACACTCCCGCGTCGGTCAGCGCGTCGAACGTGGACCGAAGCAACTTGTCAATGTCCGGCTTGACGGAGTGCGACCCGCGCCGCTTGCCCGTTTTCGGGTGAACAAAGTAAAAGTCCACCTCGACCGTTACGGGTCCATCAAGCCCGCGCCCCACCAGCGCCTCAATCGCCGCCCACTTGACGGCCTCGCGCCACGGCTTGACCTTGTTGCTGCTCTCGACCATTACCCCGCGGCCTACGTGGCGTTTACTGCCCTGGGGTGCCGGCGTGCCGTGAACGATGATCGTCATGCTGCCAGCCCCTTCCATTTCATCCACTCCTCCCGCAACTTCCGCTTGCCCTCAACCGTCGTAAGCTGGTCAAAACATGCGGTTGTTACGCTGCCCCAGTTATATTCCATGTCCTTCCAGACGCCGCCAAACACCATGCCTTGCGGCGAAAACGACTCTCTGATGTCGGCGCAACCCATGCACGTCGTGTAAGAGTAAAACTCGCCATCGTACTTTCCGGTGTCGCGTCTGTATTGATCGCCCACCGCGATAACGTTGTGGCATTCGTAGCATTTGTACTGCTTCCGCGCCTTGCATATCTGGGCGTTTGCAAACTCGCTGTTTCCGTCGCAGTCCCCGCCAATACTCACTGAGCAACTCATCGGATTACCGCCGCGTTGTCGATGGCCTTTTGAAGCCCTGCTTTGCATTCCGCGTAACGCTGCGACATCGGCGCAAATGGGTTATCTTTCTGCGCTTCCGGTCGCCGCGACTCCAGCTCGTTCAGAGCGGTCATGGCGTCGGCCAGATACTCGCGCAACTTGTCGTCCAGCGTGAACGTCATCGCAGCCCTGCCCGAATCTTGCCCAGCAGTTCGTCCCGTTCGTAACTCGCCACATCAGCCCATTCAGAGTGACCGGCGCGCCCAATCAGCGCGTCTACCGCCTCAGCCCCGTGCGTTACTACCAGCGATGTGTACAGCTTGTCGGTTTCCTCGCGGTCAGCCGCAGCCAGCCGGATGGCCTTAAGTTCACCCGCCAGCGCCGCGTAGGCCGTCCGTGCGTTGTCCATCGTCAACTGGTTAGACTTGGCCGCGCCGAACGTCTTCAGCACGCCGTAATACCGCGCCTCGCCGCCCAGTTTCTTGAACTCCGCTTTGATGTCCTTAAACGACTCCAGCGCCTTAAACGAGATTTTCTCGGCGGGAGCTTCGTTTGGCGGTGGTTCGTCCACGAACTGCGCGTCATGCACCGGAGGCGCTTCGCCCTTCATTGCCGCAAGTTTCGCCGTAGCAACGTCCTGTTGCGCTTCGCGTGAACCGTTTGGCTCATGGTGTGCCTGGTCCATTTCCTCGTCAGCGTACAGCCCAGAAAGCTCCTCGGGAAACGCCGCACGTAACGACAACGCCTCAGCGCACTTGGCAAGCTGGTTCGTCGGCATCGTGGCCCACATCGCCATTGCCGTGCCGTCCTTCTTGCGTTGGCAGTATTCGGACCACTTCGCCACGCGGGTAAGCGGTTGCGGGAATCCGACACGATGGACGCCAACCTTCGCCGCTGCTGGTGGCGTCTTAGCCAGCCAAACGTCTTTCCAAACGCCATCTTCGCCGCACCAGAGAGGGTCAGTCTGTCCCCGGTACTGGCCGCTACGTTCTGCAATCAGCCGCAGCCCGTCGATGCCCGTCTGGAACGTCATGACCTCGCGCCCTGATTCCCGGTCCCAACGCTTCACAGCATGGATTTGCTTTGAAAACGGGTCCAGCCGCTTCGTGGTGCAGACCTGCATAAACAGCCGCAGTTCGTTATCCGTCGCACCCTTGCAAACGGTGTCTTTCAGCAGCCGTACCTGGTCATCGGTCAGCGTGGCTTGCGGCTGCACTGCGCCCGGTTCCTGCCGTGTCAGTTCGTTTCCTGTGCTCATTTCCCAAGATCCAAAGAAGGTATCGCTGCAACGATGGCAGCTTCGTGAGTTAGTAATGCAAGCCACTTTGCGCGGCCCGTTGTGTTCACGGATTGACCCATCAGAGCCTTGCACCCGGCCATCGTGGGAGCCGTCAGGAACGCGGCAGCTTCTTCGCGCCGCATCAGTTCGACGCACGCTGGGCAGTTGTCGCGCAGAACCAATTCCGCCTCGCAATACTTCCAGCAGGAGTCACAGCGGACCTGCTTCGGTGCGTCGAGATCAACGCCGTAGTTCGCCGCAATCTTGCGGTCTGCGCGGGTGAAACCGCCGTCGTGGTTGTCGTATGGGGTGGGCATGTCTCAATGATAGGTGAGGATTTGCCGGATTGCAATAACTTTCTTGTGTTTAATTTGTGTTGAAAAGTTTACGCTGCTCGCGTATACTTCAAGGTATGGCAATAACTACCATGAAGCGAGTCGGGGTCTTGCTCCCCGCAACTCTTCACAAGGACATGAAGGACCGATGCAAGCGGCTCGGACTGAAGGAGAGCGCTTTCATGCGTTTCGCTGTTCAGGAAAAGCTGGAGACGTACAAGGCAAAGGCTGGAAAACCGCAATGAAGAATACGTACTTGTATGCGGCCAGTTTTGAGCCTGATCTGATAAAAATCGGCAGGTCAAAAACCCCTGCGTTAAGGTTGCGGTCACTGAAATGCCAGCCGGGCGCGTCTCCTGATTCCGTCAGGCTGCAAACAGGCCGACTGTTGAGCGTCACCCGCGAAACATCTAAACAGACGGAGCCTCAAGTCCATGCACGGCTTCGGGACTATCGGCAGGACGGATGCTTGGAATGGTTTATGGATTGCGACGCGATTCGCGCTGAGCTTAGCCTCATGGGGTTCTCTGATCCCGGCAAGTACGATTTTGCCACTAAACCTGCTGGGGTACAACGGGTCGGGTGCGTTCTCCCCGGCGACCTGCATCATCGACTGAAGGTTTACACAACGACGCACAAGCTCAACATGGGAGATTGGATCAGGAACGCGATTCACCGCACGCTGACAAGAGCTGAGGCCGCGAAATGAAGAACGTTCTAAAACTGCTGTGCGGCCTGCTGGCCCTTGCGCCGATTCTGGCCGTGTGCCTGCTGGGGAGCGAGTGATGGAGATGTTGCACGGTTATGCGCTGCCGTTACGAGCGAACAGTGACCAAGTGGCGGACGCCAATGAGCAACTCGCAAAGGAAGTTCGCCGGGTGACTGGGGAGCTTACGCACTTGCAGGAGTCGGTCGTCAAGCCAATGGAGAAAGTTTTGATTCCTCTAGGGTTGTACAACTACCAGTCTTATGCTGAGTGCATTACAGCGACCGTGGCGAAACTGGACCGGGTTACCGGGGAGCGGGACGCGCTGCGGAAATTGCAGGCGGATGTTGCCCAGACGTGAAAACCCCCCGGTGACGAGCCGGGGGGCGAGGAGAATACACAGGGGGATGAAACTAATTCAGGATAGCATTTAGGGCACTGTTACCGCAGCCGCCTTGCTGGCCACTTGTGGCGCGGGCCGACTGCGGTGCCCGGTTGCAGTGGCCTAGCCCCGATTGAAGACGAACTTCATGAGCGCCCAGATCGCCAGAATCACAGCGCAGACGCCAGCGCCAAACGCGCCCCACTTGGTCTGCATACCTGCCAGCGCCCGCAGTTCAATCTGAATCCCGTCCATGCGGTCGTGAGCCAACTTAATGGACGCAGCCTGCGCCAAGTTTGAGGCCTTGAGATCCTCACGCAGCCCCCGGATTTCTTCGGGCACCGCTTCGACAACGCGGTAAATCTTGCCCCAATCCGGCGTAAACGTGATGTGCGTATCTTCAATCATGCGTGCGGGTCCTGGCTTTCTGTCGTCACCGCAGGTGTTTTGGGCTTCGCCCCCGGCAGCGGCTGAGTCTCGATTCCGAGCGACTTCGTGGCGAACCCGAGGAACGCGCCGGCGAACCCGGCCAGCAGGTTGCTGAACACCTGGAAGGTCTGTCCGTCGTTCGGGAAGTACTTCTGGGTGTATATGATGATGGCGGTGAAAAACACGATGCCGCCCAGCAGCAGTTTTAGTATCGGGTCAAGTTTCACGCCACCACCTCGCTATCCAGTTTCGCATCCCACGCGCATTGCTTCCCGTCAGGCCCGTAACACCATTTCGCGACGGTGGTCCGCACGTCAATGTGGAGGAACGTCTTCGCCACGCCGAACCCGCCAAACGCTGGAATCTTTTGCGCCATCCGGTAGACTTCCGCAGGCGACAATCCCGACACCCGGATGTCAGCAGCCATTCCCCGCATGTGCTGCGAGTTCGCAGCCCCCCCAACTTTGGCGTTGTGCGGCCCGCATCGATAGGCGCTGTTGACGATGATCGGTAGCCCGATCTCTTCCCGCAGGGCTTCGAGAGCCATCACCAGCTTATCCACGCAGAGGTTGACGCCGCAGCACGGGCAGGCTAATTCCCGGTCAGAGAAATGAGCCGAGGTCACTTTGCAGGCGCTTTCTTCGCGAACAGCCCCGCGATGTTGAACGCCGCGACGATGGCATCATTCACAACGCCCAGCGCCGCCTTTTCCTTTGGTGGTAGCGGGATTGTGCCAGCAGCCGTGGCAAGGGCCAACGCCTTCTTCTTCGGCCCCGGCAAAGTCGCCGCCTCCGCGATGCGGATGGATGCTGGCAAGTACTTTAGAACCTTCTCGATGTTGGATAGATGTTTCGGCATGTTCATTTCCTCGCGTTATTGATCGAAACTCCAGTGTACGTGGCCGCTGTTATCCCGTTCAGGATGATGTTTTCGCGGTCCCAGAATGCGCTATGCCAGATCAATCGAGAACGACGCCGCGAAGCACTGAACCGACATCACCAGCAAAAGGAGCGCCGCCCTCACTTGACCACCACGGTTCCCGCCGCTGCCGTCTCTGCCGCCGTCTCTGCCGCTGCTTTCGCCTCGGATGCGGCCTTGATGGCTGGCGAGTATTTGCGCACCAGCGGAGTAGCCAGTGAGTCCCGGAAATGCTGAATCAGCAGTTCGGAAATCGAAGTGTACTTTGGCGTGCCGTCTTCGTTCTTCTGCTCCGCGATGAAGGTTTTCAGCGCAGCAACAGCGTCGGCAGATACAGTGGCCTCAACGGCCCGGTCTCCGACCTTGATGCTGATCGTAACCGTCTGCGCGAATGCGGCGCTCGTCATCAAAAACAACGCGATAAGTGTTTTCATACTATATCCCTTTCTATATCCCAATGACGGTCCACGCCGCCCCATTACACCACACCATTGCTTTTGCAGCACCGCCAGCCGCCACCGTCACACCAACAGCCGGAGCCAGCGCGTCCGTGACAAACGTCCACGCGCCCTGCCCTGAGGCGCTACACGCGGTCAGGTTTGCCACTACAGGACTGCCACTTGCGCCGTTTCTGGTCATCAGCGCGTTGCCAAAGTTGGAAAGATTGGCGGACGTATTGGCCCCGGTGCCCCCGAAGTACGTAGTCCTTAACAGAAGATCCCGGTATGCGTTTACGGTGCATGTCGTGATCTCAATCAATGCCGCCGCCGCCCGCCCGATGCACGTATCGTAAGTGCCCGAGTCCGATGCCGTCGTGCTGCTCCATCCATATGTTCCAGTATTGTAAACCCGCACTGTTGCCGCTGTCGCCTGCGCCGTCAGCAGCTTCACGTCCGCCGACGTCGCCAGGCTGAACAGCGTGTTTGCAACCTGTCCAGCGCCAGCTCTCACGGTTGCGGTTGTTGTGCCGGTAGTGGCCGTCTGATCGTAAAACCGTGCTGTGCCGCTTGCCCCTGAAGTTGCGAGATCGAGCTTGTACACAGGCGCAGTCGTCCCGATGCCGACGTTACCATTGGCTAAGATCGTAAGCGGAGTGCCTCCGGTAGAGCCGTTAAAAAAGTTTAGTATTCCCGCTCCAATTCGCCCCTGTTCGAGTCTCCAATCCTGCCCGCCCGCTGCCGTACTTTTTAGCGTAAAACCAATAATGTCACTGACTGTGGCCGTTGTTACCGCAATCCCGCCATATAACGCTGATTTGACTTCCAATGAGCGGTCCGGCGTTGCCGTCCCGATGCCCAACCTGTTGTTTGTGGCATCCCAGAAGAACTGGCCAGCGTCCTGATTGAGAATCCCAGAGGCCGAAACATAAGGCACTGAGCCAACGGTGGTCAGGTTGCCCACGCCGCCGATCAGGTCGGTCCCAGCTACGGCAATGGACGGGACGCCGGTTGCTGTGGTGTTTTTAAGCAGTCCTGTCGCCAGCCCAGACAATGTGGTCCCATTGATCTTACTGACGGTCGTTGCTACCGTGCCAACCGTGGTGGTAACGTCTCCAGTCAAGGCTGGCATTCGTGCCGCTGCTAATGTGCCAGCTGACAGATCAGAAGCACTTCCAGATGTTGCTACCGTGGCCAAGGTAAGAGCCGTTCCGAATCCGCCGGTACCGTTGCTCGTCAGAGCCTGGCCAACCGTTCCGTTTGTAGCTACTGAGTAGTCTGTGCCAGCCACTGCAATAGAAGGAACGCCGGTCGTTGTCGTGTTTTTGAGCAAGCCGGTTGCAAGCCCAGACAACGCAATTCCGTTGATCCCCACCACGGTCGTCGCCGCCGATCCCACGGAGCTTGTTGCATCACCTGTCAAAGCTGGCAGCCGAGCCGCTGACAGCGTTCCAGATCCTAAGTCTGAAGCTGAACCCGATGTTGCCACCGTTGCAAGAGTAAGTGCAGTACTAAATCCGCCTGTGCCGTTGCTCGTTAAAGCTTGCCCGATTGTCCCGTTGGTGGCAACCGAGTAATCTGTTCCGGCTGTTGCCGCTGACACAACGCCAGCACCGTTTGCCTTCAGAATGCCAGTCAGCGTTCCAGCGCCGCCCCGTGCCGCTGCCAATGTTCCCGCTGTGAGGTCAGAAGCGCTGCCGGATGTTGCTACCGTGGCCAGCGTCACCGCTGTGCCAAATCCGCCTGTGCCGTTGCTTGTCAGCGCCTGTCCATTGGTGCCGTTTGTTGCAACCGAGTAATCAGTACCTGCTACGGCAATGGACGGCACCCCAGTTGCTGTGGTGTTTTTAAGGATGCCTGTTGCCAGACCAGAAAGCGTGGTCCCGTTGATCCTTACGACGGATGTAACCGCGCTGCCCGCGCTGCTGGTAACGTCGCCTGTCAAGGCTGGCATCGCGGTGGCAGGGAGTCCGGTGGCGTTGGTCAAAACTAGTGCCGAGGGCGTTCCGAGCGCGGGTGTCGTCAATGTTGGCGAGGTTCCAAACACCGCCGCCCCGCTGCCTGTTTCGTCGCTAATCACTCCCGCGAGTTGGGCTGAAGTTGTGGCGGCGAACTGGCTCAGTGCCGTAGCGGTCTTTCCGATGGCCGCTCCGCACGCTACCGATACGGTACCAACCGAGGTCGTGCAATCGCCGGTCAGGGCTGGCATTCGTGCCGCCGCCAGCGTTCCAGATCCTAAATCTGAAGCACTTCCAGATGTTGCCACGGCGGCAAGCGTGAGCGCCGTCGAGAAGCCGCCCGCCGCATTGCTTGTCAGAACCTGACCTAAGGTTCCGTTCGTTGCAACCGAGTAGTCTGTGCCAGCCACTGCAATAGAGGGAACGCCGGTCGTTGTCGTGTTTTTGAGCAAGCCGGTTGCAAGCCCAGACAGCGTCGTTCCGTTAATCTTTACTACGGTCGTCGCTACGCTGCCAGCCGAGCTTGTCACGTCGCCTGTGAGGCCTGGCATTGCTGCAGCCGGTAGTCCGGTGGCATTCGTTAAAACTAATACAGACGGCGTTCCAAGGTCAGGAGTTGTTAAGGATGGTGACGTTGCCAACACAACGGAACCAGAACCGGTTGAGCTGACAGCCGTGCTAAAACCTCCAGCGCCATTGCTCGTCAGAAATTGTGCGTTGGTGCCGTTCGTCGCTACCGCGTAGTCTGTTCCCGCTACCGAAGCCGAAACAACTCCCGCGCCGTTTGCCTTCAGTAACCCGCTGAGTGTGCCCGCGCCTCCCCGTGCTGCTGCGACTGTACCTACTGTAAGATCAGAGGCACTGCCTGATGTCGCCACTGTTGCCAGCGTCACTGCCGTACCAAATCCCCCAGATCCGTTGCTCGTTAAAGCTTGGCCGTTGGTGCCATTAGTCAACGTGCCAATATCTATCGTCGGGTTACCCGTCGCCCCATCGCCATTTGTGATTGAAAGTTTCGCGCTACCCGCTGTGATAGTCCGCGGGGACGTCAGCACTCCGGCGGATACCGCCACAATTCCAGTTCCTGACGGAGCCGGTCCAGTTGCTCCAGTTGCTCCAGTTGCGCCTGTCGGCCCAGTTGCGCCGGTTGCTCCAGTTGGCCCCGCCGCAATCGCCAGCGTGGGCACCGTGACGCACCCGGTAGTGGTAACGGTGCACTCGATGTCGGCGATGTCATACGGCCCGCCTGAGGTGGCAACAGTCCAGTACCTGGTGAAGGTAGTATTGCCGGTCAGCCCCCCGCCACGCGGAACGATGTAATCAGCCCGGTACGTGCCTGGTGCAACGCACTTCGACAGCACGCCAGCCGTCACTGCCACGCGGCCCACGGACTGCTGGACCGTAAACCCGCCGTTCGCCGTGGTGTAGCCGAGCGTCAGGTCTATGGTCCCGGTCATCAGGCCATTTATCGAGTAAATGGCAGTGTCATAGATCGCGATTCCGAGCGGAGCCGTGCACGTCGGAGCAGCCGCAAACGCGCTACCCGCCAGCATCAGGAGCAGTGTCAGTTTCTTCATTTTTTCGTTTCGCCTTTCGGTGACTTGCAAACCGGTTCAGACCCGGTTTCGTCCAGTTCGCCGCCGCACGCCGCCGCCAGCTTCGCCCGCGCTGCCTGGGCTTGTTCCGCCGCCTTCTGCATGGCGTCCCGCAGCTTTCGTTGCGGTTCGGTCAGTGACCGTTCAAACTCTTCGCCCGCCGCGTGCCGAAACGCAAACGCCTTCCAGTATTCGGCGGTGTCGAGCTTCGGAGTTTCGGCCCGGAGCGAGAGCGCCAGCCACGTCAGTCCCGCCGCATAGGCCACGGCGTAAGCCGATTTCTGGATAAGTGTTTTTTGGTGAGTTGTCATATTACGGTGTCCCCGCGATCATGTAGTAGATAAAGGCCGTTGATGCTGAACTGAGCGTCGAATAAAACGTACAATCACCGCCCGAGGCCGTCCCCGCCGTCACGCCGTCTGCCGATCCGATGCCAGCGTTTACGATAATTGCCACGCATGACGAAATCGCCGCAAGTCCGGTTGAAACCGTCACCGTGCCGCTGCTGAATTGCGCATTCCCGGTATAGAGCCGCGTCGGCACTGACGCGCCCAGCCCGACCAGCCCCGCGTTCGTAATGGCCGTGCCTCCGCTGATCGATATGCCCGTGCCAGCCGTCAGGCTTGATGTAGTTAGGCAGGTTGAGCAGGAGATTGCAGGCGTCGCGCCGCCGCTCGAAGCTATGGGCGATGTGCCAGACACGGAGGTAACGCCAGATCCGCAGCCGGTACACCCAGCAACCGTGATAGTGTCGCCCGTGCCGATGTTCTGGATATGGCTCCCGCTCAGATTCCCAGTGTGGCTGACCGTGAAGTAATTAGTACCGCCCGACGATTCGGCGACGAAAATATCAGCCGTCCCACTGGCATAGCCAATGGCCTTCAGCGCCCACGACGCCGCATTAGTGGGTTGGGCGTACAGCGACGGCGCACCAACGTAGACGCCGAACCCGCCCGCGCCGGTAGCGTTCAAAAACATGCGCGTCGAAGACCCCGAATCCTTAAAATCCAAAACGTTTGTTACCGTGGACCCAACCGACCACGAAAACCCAGAGGTCGCCGCCGACGGTCGGTAAAATGTTCCGTTCAGGATCGGAAAATCAGTTGTGCCGATGTTCTGGATGTGCGCGCCCGTCAGGTCGCCAGAATGCCCGACCGTCAGGAAGTTGGTAGCCGACGCCGCCGAGGTGAATTGTGCAACGTCAGCAGACCCGGAAGCATAAGCCTCCGCGTGCAACGCGTATGATGCCGCGTTCGTCGGGCTGGCGATGATGCTTGGCGCGTTCAGGTACCAGCCAAACCCGCCCGCACCGGAGCCGTTGAGCGAGAGCCTTGAAGACGAGCCGGAATCGCGGATATCCAGCACGTTGGTGACGGTCGAGTCCATCCGGAAATCAGCGTCGATATTGACCCCGGCGAACGTAACGGTATCAGCGGTCCCGACATTCTGCGCGTGCGTTCCGGTGAAATTTCCCGACATGGCAAGATTGGCCACCGTGCCGTTTCGGCTGGTATCGAGAACCGTGGTTCCGCCCATCGTCACCGTGCCGCCAGACAGTGCCAGCGCCGAGCCGCCGCCAGTTTGGTTGATCGTCACTTTTTTAAACGTCTGCTGCTGGCCGAGCAACGGCAGCGCGAGAAGAAATATCAGTTTTGTCATGCGATGGGACTCCCGTTGATTGGAATTTGGATCAAAGCCGCAGACGTTCCCGCCGCGTTGATCTGGAACGTGAGACTGGCGTAAGTCAGCGCCGTGGTGTCCAGCGAGAACCCAGACATCCCGGTATAGAATGCGCCGAATGTGACCGTGCGCCCGCCGGTCGCGTCCTGGTTCAGCTTGATGCAGAAAATGGCTTCCGCGGTTGGACTTGCAGGCGCGTCGAGAGTCACGTTCGCGCCCAGGGTGATTTCGTGGGTGAAGTTGGCCCCGATCACCGGCGCAATGTGTCCGGCCGATGGAGTCATCACCTCAATGCCTGAGATGCCGGTCGAGGTTGTCACGGTTCCGCCAATACTTCCCGTCGCAGATGTCCCGCCACCACCGCCGCCCCCGCTCATCGACTTGAAAAAATCGACTGCGTTGTTTTGCTTTGGCGTCGCCAGCGCGATCGCCTCCACCTGGTAGCGGAAGAACAGGCCATCGACCACCGACGCCCGAATCGAGTTAATCACGAAATCGGCGTTAATATCGAACGCGGAAACGTCGATGTTTTGCTTGGCCCCCGGAATCAGGCCATCGGTGTCCGTTTCGTAGCTTACGGCCTCCTGGTTGTCCCCGAACACGCCCAGAATCGCCCTGCACCGATTCACCGCGCCGATGTAGTCCAAACTCGCGGTATCTTCTTCGATGGCCTCGTACAGCCCGGTTGTGCTCTCAAGCGTGCCCGTCGCCGTAATATCCGCCGTGAGTTCTGCGCTAAACACGTCCTGCCCGATGTAGTGGTACTTCACCACCAGCGTATCGGTCGCCGCCAGCGGAGTTCCCGCCGCGTCCTGGTATAGCTTCGTATCCCCCAGCCGCCAATAAAAAGCCTTGTCCGTGTCCAGCTGGTAGGTGCCGAGCTCCTGAACTACATCATTCACCGTGACCTCTACCACGTTGGCAAGCTGGAAAGCATAGGGCGCGTAGTCAACATCGAACATGCCGACCGCCCATTCCTGCGTTGCGCCGTCGCCAACCGTGGACGCCACCCGCGCCGCGTAACCTATCCCGATGCGCCTAAACTGCCGGTTTCGCTTGTCTTGCCGGGTCCGAGTCACCGTCATGTTGCGGAAATTGCCGCTGGTATTGGTCAGATCGAACGCCGCCGCCGTCTGGTTCGACGGGGCAAAATGTACCGCTTCGTCTTCGTCCACCCACCAGACATAACCCGCCAGTGTCGCAACCTGAGAAATCGCGTCCGACGCGAAAACGTGGTCGAACACGATGCGGTCAATGATTGTGGCCGCTGTCTGCGGAGATCCGCCACCGGGCGAGACAGCCGAACCGCCCATTGTGGTCGCAACTTGAAATGTGGTCGACGTTGCGCTAATGACGTAGTACGTCGTCGCGCCCACGCCCGAAAGTCTAATCGTTTGATTGTCTTGCAATGCAAACGTCGGGACCACTGAGTAAGTGAGCGTACTTCCCGCCACCGTTACCGCGTAACTGGTCGAGCCGGTCGCCCCGGAGTCAGCATAAAGCGTCAGGCCCTCACCGGCAAGCTGTACGGTTATGATGTCGCTGATGATCTCGCGTGGCGTCGCCGCCTGATACACCAGCCCGTTAAAGCCCACCAGCCCCGTCAGGATGCGTCGGTCGAGGATGCAAGCCCATCCGGTAGCCTGGATGTCCAGATAGGTAGCCGCGGCCCCGGTCCCGTAGCGCGTTTCTTTCACGCTTTCGACTTGTCCGCCCCAGAGCCGGTGCGTTCCGCCAGCGTCGGTCCAGATCTCGAACGCTTCCCCGATGTCCGGGCGATACGTGCCAGCCGGGTCATGCAGCCGCGCTGTAGCCGTCCCGCGCTCATAGTTGCGCATGTCGAACGTGATAGCGCCCGATGTCTGCGCCAGCGCGGATTTATCCACCAGCCCGATCAGCAGCGAGATCAAATGCGAATCCCCGCTAACCGCATTTCACGGACCATAAGTTCCGCCATGTCTCGAGGGTTCGTGACGCCCGAGAAATTGAAGGTCATCCCGCCCGCGCCGCCTGTCCCAATCTTCGCGTTGATCTGCTCAAGGTTCCGCGCTACGGGATCAAACAGCGCCCCGCGCACGTCAACAAGCCGCTCCTGAATGCCGACGACTCCGGGGAGGTACGTGTTCAGCCGGTCCAACATGCCCCCCGGCCCAATGATGCCGATCTGAGTGAATCGCGTATTCGCTTCGATCAGGTCCAGCGACTTGTTCATCGCCATCATCTGGAAGTTGCCGACTATAGACGAGATAGCGCCCACAACAGCCCCAACGGCCCCGACGATTGCAGTCGCGCCCGATGCCGCAGCGCCGCCCGCAGAAGCCGCCGCGCCCCCGATACCACCAGCAGCGCCCGCCGCATTTCCGGCAGCGCCTCCAGCCCCGCCAGCAGCAGACGAACCACCACCGAAGATAACGCTTCCCATCTTGCCCCACGCGCCAGACGCCGCGCCGATCTTCTCAATCATCTTGTTGAGGCCCTTCTCGATGATGTTCCTCAGTATCGCCGTCAGGATGTCGTCAGCGACTTTCTTGAACACATCGCCCAGGCTTTTCGCGTGGATGATTGCATCAGCGATGCCCCGCGACAGGTCAGTAACCACGGTCGAAACCGCCTGCATGGCCTTGCTTTGCTTGACCGCAGCAGTCGCCGTGGAGGTTGTCAGCTTGCCGTTGCCTTTGTCCACCTCAGCCTGAGCCTCCGTTATGGTAGCCATCGCCGCCGTTACGTCTTCGCCCATCGCAGCAGCCACCGCCGATTGCAATTTCCCGGCAACTACCGCCGCTTCAGAAATCTTCTGCCAGCTCGAAGTTCCGCTGTTTTTGATGCGCTCAAACGCCGCCTCGGCGTTTCTCGCCTGCATCTTCAGCGATTCCAGCGAAACAATGCCAAGCGTATTGTAAGCCTCCGCAAGACTGATAGTTTCCTTTGAAAGGTCTTTCATGCCCGGTATCGCCGCATCAGGGATTGCCGCCAGCCCGTCGCCGAGCGTCGGAGCTTCCGCCGCAATCTGGCGCATCGCTGCTTGCATCTTTGTGAGATGCGGCAGAAATGGCCCTTGGTCTACGATGTCGGCCTGCTTGCGGTTGTACGCTTCGAGTGCGAGAACCGCTTCTAAAATGGATTCCTTGAAATGCTTGGTTTTTGCTGCCACTTCGGCAATGCCCGTCGCCGCTGGCGCTGCGCCCTGGGTCACTACGTCCAGCCCGATTCCCATGCCCGCAAATACGGCTTTGGCGTCTGCCTTGGCGAATCCGTCGAGCCGCTCTTTAAGGATTCCAATGGCGGACCCGGCTTGCTCCGCACTCATAAGCCCGTCGCGTTGTGCGGCTGTAACCTTCCGCATCTCCGCTTCGACTTCCTTAAGCGACATGAATTCATGCTTCAGCCGCTCGGTGTACGCCTCCATCGTGCCCTTATCCAGAGCCTCAAACGCAGCCGACATTTTTGAGAACGACGCATACACCAGCCCCGCCGCCGTAGCAACCGCCCCCAGTGCGAACCCGATACCAGTCAATGATCCAGCCATCCCGCCGAGCAATGAGCCGCCGCGAAGCAACATAACCAACTTCGCGATATTGGAGAATGACGACGCGGCCAACCCGCCAGCCAACAGCATCGGCCCAAGCGCAGCCGCAACACCAGCGAACGCCAGCGCGGTAGTCTTCACAGGCTCCGGCAGTTTTGCAAATTCCCGCGCCAAGTCAACCGCCGTTGATAGCAGCGGCTGCAATGCGGATACCAAAGATTTTGCCGTCGGCATAAGAACCGCGCCGATCTCCCCAAGCGTCCGCGTAATGTTGTCTTTCAGGTTCGACATTTGGCCGAGGAATGTCTTGTTTTGCGCTTCCATCGCGCCGCTAAAATCACCTTCGATGCCCTTCAGAATGGCCGAGATGGCAACCTGAGAGGAGACGGCCCCCTTCTCTACCAATTTCATAGCCTCTGGAACGCTGGTCCCGATAGCCTTGGCGAGATAGTCCCAACCCTTGATCCCAGCTTCGGTCAACTGGCGCAACTCTTCGCCGGATGCTTTCCCCTTTGCTCCCATCTGGCCGAGTGCAACCGATACCCGCTCAAGTCCCTGAGATCCACTCCCGAGCGCAGACACCGCGTTTCCGATAGTGCGCATGGTCGGCACGACGTCCTTCGCCGCCGTTCCCATCGCCAGCAATCGGCGTGCCCCGGTTACGGTATCGGAAAGCTCAAACGGAGATGACGCCGCAAGGTCCGAAAGGTTTTTCAGCATTCCCTTAGCCCCCTCCGCGCTTTTCAGCATGGTAGTGAAAGCTATCTGGTTTTGCTCGAACTGTCCCGCCGTATTGAGCGCAGCCGCCCCCACGCCCACCAGCGGCAGCGTGATAGCGGCGCTCATACGTGCGCCGACGCTCTCAAGCTGTGAGCCGAGAG